TGGTTGCTACAACTACAATAGATTGAAAGAAGAAGGACTGACAGATTAAATGGAATTGAAAGACTGGCTTAACTCAATCAATCTGACAAAAAAGAATCTTCTTCAAGAAGAACCTGTTCTTGAAAAGGAATATCCTCCATATATTGTAAATCGTTGTCTCTCTGGACATTTAGATTGTATTATGTTTGCGAATGAGATGAATATTCATAATCACATTCCAAAGAAAATGCAATATGATTTTTATCTAAATAGTCTGAGGAAAAAGAAGAGATTCTCTCCCTGGCTCCGACAAGATAAGATCAAAGACCTTGATTATGTCAAACGTTATTATGGTTATAGTAATGAAAAGGCAAAACAAGCTTTAAGGATCTTGACAAAAGAACAACTTACATTTATTAAATCAAAACTTGATATTGGAGGAAAAAAATGAGTGTCGTTCAAGAACCTGAAGTGAAGTGGTCACCTGAACAAATGGTTGAAGTGGTTCTTGGAGAACCTGATGACTTTTTGAAAGTGCGTGAAACTCTGACCCGTATTGGAGTCGCTTCTAGGAAAGAGAAAAAAATCTATCAGTCGTGTCATATTCTGCATAAGCAGGGTAGATATTATCTGGTGCATTTTAAAGAGTTGTTTGCCCTGGATGGCAAACACGCCAATCTGACGTTGAATGATGTACAGCGTCGTAATCGTATCGCACAACTCTTGGCAGACTGGGGTCTAGTAGAAGTTGTTGACGTTGAAAAGATTCAAGAGATTGCTCCGTTGAATCAAATCAAGGTTTTGGCATACAAGGATAAGCAAGATTGGATTCTTGAGACCAAGTATAATATTGGTGCAAAGAAAAAGAAGGTAGAAGAAACCGAATAATCCTTTTTTGAAAGCATGTTATAAATATGTGTGATTGCCTTCGGGGATCACACAACACAAACTCGCTTTCATAGGAGCTAATAACCATGAGAAACTTAATGAAGTTTCATACGAAGGATCTGCCTGAGCTGATGGACCGTATAAATAGGTACAGTATCGGCATGGATGATTATTTTGACCGTCTTGGGACGCTGCACGAGACGCAAACTAACTATCCACCATACAACCTAGTTCAACTAAGCAGTGTAGAATATCGCTTAGAACTAGCACTTGCAGGTTTTAAAAAGGAAGAAATTAATGTCTATAGTCAAGACGGAAAACTTTTTGTCGATGGAAAAAAGGGAGATGTTGAGACCGAACGAACTTATGTTCATAGAGGAGTGGCTCAAAGATCATTCACAAGATCTTGGACCCTCAGCGATGAAACGGAAGTTAGATCAGTTGCTTTTGAGGATGGGTTACTGACTGTAGAATTTGGTAAAGTTGTTCCAGATCATCATCAACGTAAAGACTACCTCTAAATAGTAGAGAATATCGTCGTCGTATGGACGGAGGGGTAACTGGCAAAATCCAGTTGATGCCCCTCTCTTTTTATGCTATAATACCCATAGGTGATATTCCGGCATGTCCATCAAATTAGTCCTATTGAAGTCTGGTGAACAACTCATTGCTGACACTAAAGAACTTGTGCAAAATGAAGTTGTTCATGGATATCTTCTAAATAATCCGCACAAGGTTGCCACACAAAGTCCATTCTTCTTAACTGAAGAGAATGAAGCACCTGACAATAATCTTGAGATTTTATTCTCTCCTTGGATTTTGTTGTCTTCTGATAATGATATTGTTGTGCCTAAGGATTGGGTTGTAACGATTGTGGAACCCTTGTCGTCTGTATCCGAAATGTATCAGGAAAAAGTAAATGAGTAAAGCAGTTAAATGTCTCCTCGTTGATGTTGATAATGTTCTCATCAGTGAGGTTGTTGAGGTTGATGCAGAACTTGGTGATCCAAATTGTAGACTGGTCAACCCATATCGTTTCCTTGGTGAAGGTAAACTTGAACCCTGGCCAAAGGCAACAAATCAAACGGAACTGATGATTAGGTCAGAGGACATTCTGACTATCGCAGACCCCACTCCAGAAGTTGTTGAAGAGTATCTGAAACTTACAGAATGAGATTTTACACGAACGTCCAAATGGTCGGGGATCACTTCTTGGTCCGAGGTTATGAAAATGGTCGCCATTTCATGACCCGAGAGAAGTTTTACCCGACTCTTTTTGTCCCATCTAACAAGAAAACAAAGTACAAAACTCTTGAAGGTGAATATGTTGAATCTGTTGAACCTGGAACTGTTCGTGATTGTCGTGAGTTTATCAAACGATATGATGGTGTAGAAAACTTTAAAATCTACGGAAACGATAGATACATCTATCAGTATATTTCTGAGAAGTATCCTGAAGAAGAGATTAAGTTTGATACTACCAAAATCAAAATCTCCACGATTGATATTGAGGTCAAGTCGGAAAATGGATTCCCAGACGTTGAGTCTGCTGCAGAAGAAGTCCTACTCATCACAGTTCAGGACTACACTACCAAACAGATTCGCACTTGGGGTCAGGGACCTTTTAACAATAAACAGCAGAATGTCATCTATAAAGGTTTTAGAACCGAATATGAACTTCTGAATGATTTTATCAATTGGTGGATGATTGAGGAGAATACTCCTGAAGTTCTGACTGGTTGGAATAGTGAACTGTACGATATGCCGTATTTGGTTCGTCGTATCGATAGAATTCTTGGTGAGAAGTTGATGAAACGTATCTCGCCGTGGGGTCTTGTTACTGAACGTGAGACCATGATCATGGGTCGTAAACATATTTCTTATGATGTTGGTGGTATTACGCAACTTGATTACCTAAATCTTTATAAGAAGTTTACGTACAAAGCACAGGAGTCTTATCGTCTGGACTACATCGCTAGTGTAGAACTTGGACAAAAGAAACTGGATCACTCTGAGTTTGATACGTTCAAAGACTTCTATACAAACGGATGGCAGAAGTTTGTAGAATACAACATAATTGACGTGGAACTTGTTGACCGTCTGGAAGACAAGATGAAACTGATTGAACTGGCAATCGTTATGGCATATGACGCTAAGGCGAACTATGCTGATGTGTTTTCACAAGTTCGTATGTGGGACACAATTATCTACAACTATCTGAAGAAGAGGAATATTGTTATTCCTCCAATTGTCCGTTCAGACAAAGACTCCAAATATGCAGGTGCTTATGTCAAGGAACCGATTCCGGGAAAGTATGATTGGGTGGTGTCTTTTGACCTTAACTCTCTCTACCCTCATCTTATTATGCAATACAACATCTCGCCAGAGACCCTACAAGATACTCGACACCCTTCAGTTACGGTCGATAAAATTCTGAATGAAGAGATTAATTTTGAACTGTATAAAGATACTGCAGTCTGTGCTAACGGATCCATGTATCGTAAGGATAAGCGTGGATTCCTTCCAGAGTTGATGGATAAGATCTATAAGGATCGAACCGTCTTCAAGAAAAAGATGCTTCAAGCAAAACAAGAGTATGAAAAAACACCAACAAAAGCACTTGAAAAAGAAATTGCTAGGTGCAACAATATCCAGATGGCTCGTAAGATTCAGCTCAACTCTGCCTATGGTGCGATTGGTAATCAATACTTCCGCTATTATAAACTAGCAAACGCGGAAGCAATTACCCTATCTGGACAAGTCTCCATCCGCTGGATTGAGAATAGAATGAACAAATACCTTAATAAGGTGTTGAAAACTGTGGATGAAGATTATGTTATTGCTTCTGATACCGATTCCATTTATCTTAATATGGGTCCTTTGGTTGAAAGTGTATACAAGACAAGAGAGAAAACTACTCAAGGCATTGTCGAGTTCCTTAATAAGGTCTGTGAGGTGGAACTTGAAAAGTATATTGATCGTTGCTACCAAGAACTGGCCGACTACGTAAACGCTTATGATCAGAAGATGTTCATGAAGCGTGAGAACATTGCTGAACGTGGTATTTGGACTGCGAAGAAGCGATACATTCTCAACGTATGGGACAGTGAAGGTGTTCGTTATGATGAACCTAAACTAAAGATGATGGGTATTGAGGCAGTCAAATCCTCTACTCCGGCACCATGTCGGACGATGATTAAGGAAGGTCTCAAACTGATGATGAATGGCACTGAAGAAGATGTGATTGAGTTTATTGATAAATGTCGTGTTGACTTCAAGAATCTTCCTCCCGAAGAGATTGCTTTCCCTCGTTCAGTATCTGATGTTGTGAAGTATAAGTCTCACTCTAACATCTACTCTAAAGGAACTCCTATTCACTGTCGTGGTGCTCTTCTTTTTAATTACTATATTAAGGATAAAAAACTCACCAATAAATATTCACTTATTAACAATGGTGAGAAAATTAAATTTCTCTATCTGAAGAAACCAAATATCATTCAAGAAAATGTCATTTCGTTTATTCAGGACTTCCCTACAGAACTTGGTCTTGACAAGTACATTGACTATGACCTACAATTTGAAAAGAGTTTTGTGGAACCACTTAAATCCATTCTGGATGCCATCGGGTGGAATGTTGAAAAAACTGTAAACCTTGAACTATTTTTTGCATAATGATTAAAGTAAAGTATCAACTTAAAGAGTATCCAAATACAACACTCTTTAAATTATTTAAAACTGAAGCACAAGTTGAGAGTTTTAAATCTCAAAATCCACATTATATTTTTGCGTAATGGACTTTCTCAAAGAAATTGTAAAAGAAATCGGTGATGACTACACAAAACTTGCATCCGATATTGATGACACTGAAAAATTTGTGGATACGGGTTCGTACATCTTTAACGC